TCGGCATCGTCGGTACGCCTGCGCTGTTCTTCTCGGGGTCCACCGTGGGCCGCACGGGTGGTGGCGTCGATCGCACGCTGGCGTTTGCCGGCACCGATTACGTCACGGCAGGCTTTACCGAAGTGCTGCTGACGGTGGGCACCGCGCCCACCACGGGCGTTACCGGCGGTACCATCGTGGTGTATCTGGAGTTTCTCGTGGAAGAGCCAAGCTAAATATGCTTCCACGTTTTTCTTAGGATGATATCGTTGATGTGACCGTAGTTTCGACCAAGCCTTTTAGCGATTTGGTTTCGGTTCTCGCCATTGGCGTGCGCCAGCCTTATCGCCCTCACTTCCTCGGGAGTGAGGTAAGGCTTGTTCGAATCTTTCACCTTATTTCCAAGTCTCAGAACATTATCCAAAACGTTTTCTACGGTTGTCATCCATTCTAGGTTGTCCGGACGGTTATTAAGCTTGTTCCCGTCAATGTGATTGACTGTCTCTTTGCAAAAAGGGTTTTCATGAAAAGCGGAGCAAACAAGCCTATGAAGCTTGCGCTCAACGCCTCTGCCCACGTTGGTGATATCGCGCCCTTTGGAAGAATCGCCAGTGCGGATAGTGACGCGAACATATCCGTGAACGTTGACATTCCCATTGACTATCCCACGAGGGCCGCGCAACCTACCCATTGTGCTAGCTTCGTATCTCGGGTATTCTGGCACCCGACGCCATTCTTCGTTTTCCATAAGAAGGGTTATGTCAGACTAACCCGCTTAACGCAAGGAGTTTAGTATGGCAAATCGCAAGTCCTTCAAGGCGACGTGGAATGGGGATGGCGATCCCCAGGCACAGATGATCCACATGTTTGGTCTGCGCTTCATCAAGGGCGAAGAAACGCGCGTGCCGGCCAATCTTTATGTAGAGGGTATCGATGCCTACGATACCATCTACAACAACCCCTCGTTCTCCGTTGAGGACGAAGAACCCGATCCGGTGGACGCGGGCGAAGAGAACGAGGAAGAGGCGCTGAAGAAGCAGCTTGACGAACTTGGCGTGAAGTATCGCGCCAATGCTTCGGTCGATACGCTTCGGAATGCGTTGGACAGGGCGACTGCCCCCAAGGCTGACGCTTAACATGTTGGCTCGCGATATCGTCAATGGCGCCCTGAGGAAGCTGGGCCGTCTTGGCGGTGGTCGCGAGCCACGCCTTGCCGATCAGCAGGATACACTGTCCGCGCTGGTGGGTCTGTATCGTTCGATGATCGCTTCTGGCGCGTTCGGGCGGGTGCATGATCTGATCGCTACGGGCGCGACCTATACCGCCACCCCCAACACTCGCATCTACCGCCGCGAAGAAGAGGTGGGGCAGATCGTTCTGCCGTCCGTCGTTGACCGCGGCTGGTGGGGCGTGTGGGATTGTTGGGATCGATCATTCAACAGTCACGTCTATGACGACTTGGTGCTGGACGTAAATTATGTGGCGCCTGCGTGCGGCATTACCACGCCGCGGGATGGCTCGGTGGTCATCATTAACGATGCCTGTTCCGGGCTGACGCGCGATTTTCTGTACGACGGCGCCACGCAGAAGTGGCAGATGATCGACGGCATGGCGTTGGACGCAGAAGCGCCGCGCTCGCACGCAGACCCGCAAGGGCTGATGGCGGTGCTGGCGATGGAGGTGGCGGACCAGTTCGGCGCGGATCTGTCGCCCATGATTTTGCAACAGGCCGCGCGTTACAAGACCGCGGCCATCTCTCGCTTCGGCATGGAGCGGCAACCCACAGCGGGAGTGTATATGTGATGGCGACCACGCCGCGTTTCGAGATTCCCGATGTGCGTGGCGAGACGCGCGATGTAGCTATTCCTGCGTCCAGCGTCGATTTGGCCGCACTGACGGCGCTTGCCACCGGCGCCGATACCAAAGCTACTACGGCGTTGGCAGGCATGCCTTCGCCCGCTACAGCAGCGCCTAAGGCGGAAGCCACAACGCCTGCCGTTGGTAGCGACCCCAAGGTCTATTCGTTGGATGGCCACCAGCATCCTCGGCTGACCAGCACGACCGCCAGCAGCGTTTCGTCTGGTAATACGGCCGCAATCAGCTTTACCCGAGCCTTTACCAATGAGCCGGGCATTGTGTATCAAGAATTGCCGCCAACCCCCAATACGACCACGCCCGATGCAGGCGATACAGCGGCGGCTGCGCAGCCCACTCAGGCAAAGGTCATTGCGTGGACCAAAGGGCCGACCGCAGCACTGCCAGACGCGCCCGCCGGTAGTTATACCGGATGCATGGTGCGTGTTTGGAAGGCGCAGACTGTGCCGCAGAACTTGGCAACACTTCTGCTTGGCGGTGTCTTCAATCTGTTCGCGGCCTCGGTTGTCGGAACCAGATTTTCCATTATCGCCGTTGCGCGGAGTGACGTTGCGTGAGCCTGCTCCGCAACGTCGTCAACCAGCTTCCCGACGCTGGCGGCATCCTCGATAGCGATCTACTGACGCTTTCTCGCGAGGGGCGTTGGCGTAAGACCGATCTGCCGACGTTGCGCGGCGCCATCTTCCCTGGCGGTATTGAGAAATTTCCAGATGCTGGTACGCTGCTGGACACGGATGTCCTGGCGGTGTCTCGTGGCGGCGTGCTGCGGCAGACGGACATTGCGGACATTCGCACAGCCGTTGCGCCGATCACCAACGTCAGCGGTCTGTACGACGCCACCAACGATGTGTTGAGGGCGCGGACACAGCCCGGCTACGTTGGCGATCAGGTGTCGCTCAACGCCGCATTTGCTTCACGCCGTGGCGTGTGCGTCAGTCCAGACGTGGGCTTTTTGGACATTCGGGCGACTGTGCAGATCCCACAGGCCGGATCGCGCTTTGCGTGTCTTGGCGGTATTCAAGCAACGCCCATTTTCCGCAGTCAGACATGCACGGGCGCTACGATTCGTGTCGGCAATCCTAACCCCTCTGGAGGGGGCGCTGGTGGTTGCACGATCGATAATCTTTGGATGCTGCATGACGGCCGCGGGCCAGGACAATATACCGAAGGCTCCGCACTACCCAACCGCCTAACCAATGGCGAAAGCCATCTGGAGATCCACGGCGGCCAAGGTGTCACACTACGTGCGATTGGTGGTTGGGGCGCGGTATATGGCATCAGTCTTTATGGCTGCGTAGCAGTCACGATTGACAGCCCGTTCTTCTTAGGAGGCGTTTGGGACCCTGCGCTTGCTTCTGCGCAAGAGACAATCGCCCAGATCAATCTGGGCTCGTCCACGGGCTACGGCTACAACAAGAATGTCACCATCATCGCTCCTACGCTGATCGGCAACATCTCGACTGGCCGCCGTGATGTCGTGGTGCAGGAGAAAACCGTACAGGTTACGCGCCGCATCGGGCCTCGCTATGGCCTGCTTGTACGGTCGTGCGAGGATTATGCAGTTTTCGGCGGGTTCATTGGTGGCGCTGCGGATGATTCTGTAACCCTGCGGCCCGTGACCGCATCGGACTACATCATCAATGGGCGCTTTGTTGGCGTCAATATCGATGAGTGCAACAACTATCTGGTGTCGGCATATCGAGGCAATGGGGCGCCGATGCCGGATGGACTGGATATCGTATCCAGCCGCATCAGTGGCCAGATTTGCGCCATCAATGGCGTTCGTATCCTGCCCGCAGCCGATGGCGGAAACAGCCTTCGCACGCTGACTATGCCGGGCACGGTTATCCGCGATGTGTTGGGCGGTGGTGCCGTGCTGCTGGGGCTTGGGGACAGTAATCTTTCGCCTGCGATTATCACTGGCTATAATTGTGCCAACTCTGGTGACCAGCTTTGTGCCGGTATCGCGATTGGTGGGTCATCGTCTTATGTAGATGTTGACCAGACCCGGTTCGGTGGCGGCATTAACGGCATTAAAACGGCAAGCGTAGTGGATGCTTTTGGCATTTCAGGCAACGGCACCAAGTTTGGCCTGACTAACCTTCCCGGCCCCACGAACATTACCAAAGGCCGGTTTACTCAGTTTCCGTTCGGCCAAACCGGCGGCGCGCTGACCGCAGGAACATTTGCGCCCGATCCTTCTTAGTGGTATTCTGATACCCAATTCATAAGGGCTCCGCGCATGGCGATTTCTCTTAGTGTTACGTCCTTCATCCGCGGTGATCGCTTTGAGTCCGTCATGACCGGCTATGGAGATCGGTCTTCGGTTGTTGCGCTGTCTTCTGATGGAGAGGTGCTAACCACGCGGTGGGTCCGCAACGCGACTACGGGCCTGATGGATTACGAGTTGATTGGCCGCTATCGTGTGGCCGGAACGCCTACGATCACGTTTTTTGAAAAGACGTTTCCTTCGGGAACGGTGGTGGCTAATACCGTTGGGGTAACGGTGACCGCTCCTACCGCTTTGTCGATCACGCCGGGCACGCCTCCCGCTGCTATAGTCGGGCAGGATTATTCTTACACGCCGCTAGTGACAGGCGGACTTGGCACGCGACACTTCACGGTCAACAAGCCGTTGCCTCTGGGGTTGGCACTCAACCCGGATACTGGCCAGATTTATGGGCGGACGGGCTCTCAATCAGTTACGGGCATTATTATTACTGGAACGGACGTTTCAGGGACGGTTGCGTCCAGTTCTTTTAGCATCATTGCGTCAATTGCCGCGTTTGATCTGGATTTCATAAATCAGACTTACTTGGCTGGAGGCGTCCCCACCCTTCTGACATCTATCCCAGGCTATTCATATACCGGCCCTGCGGCCGGGGCCGCTACATTTACCGGATCAGATGGCATCATTCAGCGTTCGAATGGCAACCCGCGATTCGTTTACGACCCCGTAACCCTTTCCCCCCTCGGTTATCTGGCGGAGGAAGCGCGAACTAACTTGGCTTTTCCATCCAACGATTTTACCAATGTCCAAAAGGAAACAGGCAACTCGGTCATTGCCAATGGGCTGGCGGGTCCGTTCGGGCCAGCAACGATGACTAAGTTGGTGTCTTCTCCAGCTGCTAACGGCTCTCAATTTCACCGTCTTGTATGGGTGGGATTCGGAGATGCGTCTGGCGGACTAAAAAACGTTACAGTCTACGCACGTGCGGCAGGCTATAATTATGCCTTTATTCAGCAAATCGGAGCAGGGTCGAATGGCGGCATCTCGTATTTCGATTTGTCTAATGGAAATTCTTTGCCCGGCACAGCCACAGCTGCGAAATCTACCTTCGTAGGCAATGGTGTTTACCGTATAGACGTGACATTCACGGCCACGGCCGCCGAATATGGAATTCGGATTGGATTGGCTACAAACCCCAATGCGCCGAACGGCGGCTCTTTCTCGGGCATCACGAACCAGATCGTGGGAGATGCGGCGAGCGGCGTGTGGTTTTCTCAGGTAGATGTGACTTCAGGGGGTTTCTCTACCAGTCCAATCATAACTACCAATGCAACAGTTACCCGATCTGCCGATGTTATGACGGTGAATGGCGCTCTTATCGGCGCGCCGTTCACTCTTGCCGCATCCGCGATCTTGCCGGCAGAGAGCGGGTCGGATCGTTATTTTGCCGCTTTGTCTGATGGTACCGGATCAAACTCGACAAGTCTTCGCCGGGTTTCTGACAATTCCTTGCGTTTTGGGGATTTTGTATCTGCCTCAGGAGGCGGCGCATCGAGCGCGCCTACTGCTGGCGGCCCTACACGCATGAGCCTGCGTCGTCGCCTCAACACGATTACAGCTTATGGCAATGGGAGCCTCATCGTCAGCGAAGGTGCTTATGCGACTCGCACAACCATGAATCGTTTGGATATCGGGCATTTCCTTGGGGCGAGTTTTGCAAACGCCCCCATCAGCAAGATTGTTATAGGCTCGTCCGATGTGCCGGATGCTGTTGTGCAAGCGCTTCCGTAATGCCCATTATCCCCCTCGGCATCTCCGCCTACAAGCGCGAGGACGGCTTCGTGCCGGAGGTAGAGTGTCGCAACATGTATCTGGAGAAAGATCCTACGGGGCTTTCGCCGGATGGCACCATGCGCATCCAGCGGCCGGGGCTTGTCACGATGGCCACGCTTGGTGGCAAGGTTCGCGGCATGGCTTTCAACAGCAAGACGGGCCAGCGGGTAACGGTGGCGGGCACCTCTCTCTATCTGGACAACGCCGTAACCGCCACGATCCCCGGCATCGACAATACGCCGATCGTCGCTACGGCGTTCGCGATTGCCGTGTTGGCTGAAGGAACGGTATATCTCTACACCGATACGCTTACGACGGTCCTAATGCCCGATAACCGCACGGTGACCGATATTGAGCAGCTGAACGGTTATATCATCCTCGCCTGCGACGATGGTCGTTTCTACTGGATCGAGCCCGGCGAAACGACGGTTGATGCGCTCAATTTTGCCACCGCCGAAAGTAGCCCAGATGGGCTGGTGGCCGTGCGCAGGCTGGTAGACGAACTGTGGATGTTCGGCACAGAGATTACGGAGGTGTGGCAATCGACAGGCGATGCCGATGCTCCTTTCCAGCGCGTATCTGGCCGCCAATATGAACGCGGGTGTCTCGCGCGAGACTCCGTGCGCCGCTTCGACAATAGCTTGTTGTGGATGGGCGACGACGGACAGGTTTACCGCGGCGGGGCGGTGCCCCAGGTCATCTCCGATAGCGGCATTGCAGAGAGAATTCGGAAGCGTGTTGCCGGCTCCGGTTTATCCGCCTGGGTATTCGGGGTAGACGGTCACAAGTTCTATGTCCTCCGCATCCCCGGCCAAGGCACATTTGCTTTCGATGCGGCCACGTCAGCATGGTGCCAGTTCGCATCGCCGGGACAGGATGAGTGGTTGGCACATGTCGGCTACGAGGTGAATGCCACTGTTGTGGCTGGATCATCCGTGGATGGGCGCGTGTGGTCCGTGACTCCCGCGGCTATCAACGATGATGGCGTGGCATTCGAACGCGTGCTGACGGGAACGATCCCGATCGTTGGCCGCCCCCCACGTAATGACAGCCTGACGATTGGCGTTGGCGCTAGCGCAGATACGGAGGTGGAGTTGCTGTGGAAGGATGGACAGGATGATTATCCTGCCTATGCCGATGCTTTGCCGGTGCGGGCGCCGCTGGATTTCGCCACCATGTATCGCCTCGGCCAGCCCGATCAGCCATACCGGACATTCAAAGTGACCATCCGCGATAACGTGCGCGTGCGGGTCGCGGGAATGGTGGCCAACCAGGCTTGGGGAGGCGGGAGGTGATCGCCCCCCTTCGCATCCCCCACATCACGCAATCTCAACCGATTGTGGACAAAGAGGGCCGTGCCACCAATGAATTCCTGCGGCGGCTGAATGACATTTTCCAGCAGCTAGGAGAGGCCATCTTGGCCATCCAGCAATTGCCGGAGATTCAGGCGGCGCTGGAAGCCGCACAGGCGGCGGTAGTGGATGCTCAAGCCGCTGCTGACGCAGCCAACGCGGCGGCAGACAATGCGGCTGCGGCTGCGGCTGCGAACGCCAAGGAACAGGCGCTGGTCAATTCCTACATTGATCCATCGTCGGTTGTTTCGTCCACGCCAACACTTATCTCCGTGGCCGCTCACACGCGCAAATATGGAGACGGTACGTCTGTGTCGGTAAACGCTGGCACTGTGACCGCTACGGCGGCAGGGACGGCGGCCTATGTGTCCTACAACGACCCGTCACGGACGGGGGGTGCCGTAACCTATGTCGCTTCCACCACGCAGCCGACGCAAGGGATGGGCATCCATGTAGTTGGCGCGGTTACTGTGCCGGCAACGGGCACGGCGGATGGCGGTGATGGGCCACGGCAACCGGGGTATGTTGATCCGTGATACGCCTAGAGACGCGCCCCGCGTTCATCAACCATATCTGCAATAGCGACGATGTTCGCCCGTGGATAGATTATCGTCCCGCAATGTCCGTAGAAATGGATTTTACGGAAGCGTGCGATCCTGAATCCGGCATTGTTTTCCTGTCCAACGACGAAGATGCCTTGGGATGCTTTTGCCTAACAGGCCCAAGAGAATACCAGGTTCACACATTCTTTGGCGCAATGTGCCGCGGAAGGAAGGCGATACAAACCGCCAAGGAAATGGTCGCGTGGATGATGCCGACATATTGCGATTGCTTATGGGGGGCAACGCCCCTTGCTAACCGCAAAGCCCGCTGGTTCAATAGACAGTGCGGTTTCAATGTTGTAGGGTATGATGTATACGAGGCCGAAGGCCCCGTAGAAATAGTGGAGCGCGTTGCGTGGTAGCACCTCTTGTAGCAGCGGCCGGCATCAGCGCAGCAGGCTCTTTGCTTGGCGGCATCACCGGCGGCAAGGGAGCCAAAAAGGCCGCCAAGATCCAGGCGCAGACTTCGCAGCAGCAGATTGCCGCTCTGGAGGCTAACCGCAATTACATCTACGGTCTTGAAGCCCCTACGATTGATCGTGGCAACGCGGCTGGGGATGTTTATTCGGGGCTGCTTGGAGTGGGCGGCGATCCTGCGAAGTCTGCGCAGGCGCTTGATACGTTCCGCGGCAGTACAGGCTATCAGGACATCCTCAACACCGGCCTGAAAGCGGTCAACAGCAATGCTTATGCCCGCGGCATGGGCGATAGCGGCGCCACGCTGAAGGCGTTGCAGACGCGAGGATCCAGTATCGCGGATCAGTCCGCGCAAGGGTATCTCGGCAATCTCAATGTGTTGATGAACCAGGGTCGGCAGGCGTCGGGTAATGTAGCCGGGGTGGCGACCAATACCACTGCCGGCATCAATCAGGCCAACCAGACGGCAGCAGATGCTTCAGGTAATGCCGCGCTTATTTCTGCGGCGGCATGGCAGAAGGCGCTTCAGGGCGTTACGAATGCGGGCGGCTCGGCGCTAGGGTCCAGCTATGGCGGCGGTGGCGCGGGCGGAGGGTATGGCGGCCTGATCCCCCCCCCCCGATCGTCGCCCGGATACGGCGGCGGTTATATTGGTTGGTAGGAGGATATCTTGGCAATCAATTTTGGACTTGCCGGTGAAGGCTTTGATGGCCTTCAGGTGCTGCAAACCTACGGACAGGCGCAGACGCAGCGGCTTAATGACCTCAAGGCGCAGCGTGCGATCCGCGATGATAATCGCCGCGAGACGACACAGCAGGGGTTGATCGCGGCCTATGATCCGCAGACGGGCGCTGTTGATCCCGTTGCCGCACGCGGCGCGTACCTTGCTGGCGGCGATGTATCAGGCGCCATGGCGTTCGACCAGAGTCGGGTGAAGGCGCAGCAGGATACGCTTGATAGCCAGCTAAAACGGGCGCAAGCTACCACCGCACTTCTGTCGTCGTCCACCGATCCAGCTACATACGCTGCCAATCGCGGACGGGCGCAGGCTCTCGGTCTGGATCTGACGGGGGTTCCCGACCAGTTTGACCCGCAATGGGTGCAGTCCGCCACCATGCAGGCCTTGTCTGCTGAGGAGCGGCTAAAAGCGCAGTTGGCGCGCGAGAAGTTCCAGGCGGATCAGGCGGCGCGTGAACGTGACGACGCTCGTGCCGACCGCGTGGCGAATAATGGGATCGCGACCAGCAACGCGCGTCTTGGCCTTGCCCGCGAGGCGCGTGGCGAGGGGCGGGTGCGCTTCCGTGAACGTGACAAAGACCGGGCTGCCTTGGCCGCTTCTGGCGGCATCCGCACCGACCTCTCTGATCTGGATTACTGACGCATGGCGCTGAACCCTGCAAAGACAGTCACGAACCCGCGCATCGCCAAGCTGATCGAGTTGGAGATTGCCGGGCGGATCAAGCCCGAGCATCAGCAGGAGTTGAACACGTATCGTGCGCAAGGGTTGGCGCCGAAGGATGGCGCCGCGGGAACCGAAAGTGAACGTAACGCTGCATTCCTGACGACGCGGCTTGCGGGCGCCCTCAACACGATCGGTGAAGTTCGCAAGAATGACCCCGCCGGGTTGGAGCCGGGGTATCTGCCTAACGCAGTGGGTAAGATATTCGGAGATACGGCCCAGAACATTATCACGCCCGGAAGCCGCCAGCGGGTTGAGGCTGCGCAATTGGAAGCGCTTGATAGCGCGCTGACTCTTGGGACTGGAGCGGCCTATACAAAGGAGCAGCTAGAGGGTTATCGCAAGGCCTACTTTCCCGTCCTTGGAGATGATGAAGGCGCTATCAGGGATAAACAGCAGCGTCTACGCACCGTCGTTGAGGCCGCTCGCGTTAAGGCTGGATCTGCATCCGGCGATATCGACAAAGCTCTGGCCGCCGCAGGGTGGCTGGGCGACGAAACTACTGCCCAAGGGGCGGTGCAGGCCCCCGCCCAAGCCGTAGACATCGCAGGCGCCAGCAACGACCCTGCTGCGTCTGTACGCCAGCTTACGCCCGAACAGAATGCTGAATACCAGCGCATTGCCCAGACGGGCGATCCTGCCGCTATCGTGTCGTATCTCAAGGGCATTGGTTACGACATCGCCAACGCCGATGAGGTTGTGTCCGCGCGCGATAAGGGCGCCGGCATAAACGCCAACACAACGGTGCGCCGGGCTCCTGTTTCTGCCGCCAACCCGGACGGTGCCTTGGGCGCTGGCGTTCGTGGCGCTGCCGACACGCTGACGGCGGGATTTCTGGATGAGGCCGGGGCGCTTGTCGATACCGTGGGCGACGCCTTCGGTGGACGGCTGGCACCGGGCGGTTTTGGCGATTCTTACAATGCCAATCTGGACGCTAATCGGTCGGTCCTTGCCAATGACGCCGAAAACCAAGGCGCGGCCCGCTTTGCCGGCCAGCTTATCGGCGGCTTGCCTCTGCCCGTCATCGGCGGGGCTCCCACGATCGCTAATCTCGCGCGCACTGGCGCGATTTATGGAGGTGCATATGGTGCAGGCTCGTCTGATGGTGGGTTGGCAGACCGCGGGCTCAACGCCCTTGTCAGTGCCGGCATCGGTGCCGCCGGGGGTGCAGGATTTGGCGCCGCAGCGTCCCGCCTTGGTCGGGGAGGTGGTGGGCCTCGTCCTCCTACGCCTGGGCAGGAAGTTTATGAGGCCGCGACACGGCAGGGGATTGAACCCCTCGCCGCAGACGTAGGCGGCCCTCTCACCCGCCGTGTTACCGCCGGCCTCGCGCAGTCGCCTATCTCCGGCGGCTCCATCAATCGAGCCGGCGAACGTGTCGTCAACCAGGCACGTACCGCACGTGACCGCATTGCGGCCGACGTGGGGAATGCCGTCGAGCCTGTTGCCGCTGGTGAAGCGGCGCAGGCTGGCGCGCAGTCGTATATTGCCAACAGCCGCCAGCAGACAGGGCGGTTGTATGATCGTGCACGTCGACTAAGCGATCGTGGCAATGTTGAGGCGCCCCGTGCTCTTCAGACGATTCAGGACAACATTACTGAACTGGCGGAGACACCCGATACCAGCGCGCCCGTTATCAATGCGCTGACGCGCCTTCAGAATGATCTTGGGGCCGAAGGTGGCGTGTCGGTTGATGCGCTACGCCGTCTTCGTACCAATGTTCGTGGTCTGGCGCAGACGGACGAATTGCGCGCAACTGATTTTGAGCGGCGTGCGGGTCAGGTGTTGGATGCTGTTTCGCAGGACCTTTCGGAAGGGCTCAACCCGCAGGCGCGGCGCGCTTTCCGCGTAGCCGATGCCGCCTATCGTGAGCGCGCCGAAACGATCGATCAGGTTCTAAAGCCAATCATCGGTGGGCGTGGTGACAAGGCGCTTGCGCCTGAGCAGATCTACCAGAACATCCAGTCCGCTTCGCGGTCTGACAGCGGCAGGCTGCGCCGGTTTCTCGACACGCTGCCCGACGATGAGCGCGCCTCGGTAAGCGCCACTGTCATCAGCCAGTTGGGGCGGGCTACTGACGGCGGGCAGAATGCCGCTGGCGATGCCTTCTCTCTCAACTCATTCCTGACACAGTGGAACAGGATGACGCCCCGTGCCAAAGCGTCGTTACTTCCGGGTCAATCGCGTGCTGCGCTAGACGATCTAGCGCGCGTGGCGGAAGGCTCACGCGCCGCTGGGCAGTACGCCAATCGCTCCAACACTGGCGGTGCAAATGCGGTTAATGCGCTCTTTGCAGGAAGCGCCTTGGCCTATCTGCAACCTTCTTTTATTTTTGCCGGCTTGGCCAACTACGGCGCAGGCCGCCTTCTGGCCTCTCCCCGCTTCGCGCAGTGGCTAGCACGTCCTGTCAGCACGCCGCAGCAAGCGGCGCAAGCCGTGCGCCGACTGTCCACAATTGCCACGCGCGAACCAGCCATCGCCAACGACATCCTCGGCATCCAGCAGCGGCTACAACAGGCGATGGGGTCAGGCGCGGCAGTTGCAGGCGAACCCCGTGATGAACGGTAGCCACTGCCAAAGAATGGCGACGATCACTATACGACGCATGAACGATATGGTATCAGAATACCGTCCGCATAGGGAAAATATCTGATGGCGACTGCCTGCAATCCTGTCGAGATTATTTTTCCGTCGTGCGAGGGTGATACCGTCGATACGCTTGCCGCCCTACGGCTTTATGCAGGACGCCCCGAAGAAATTACCGTGCTTGGCGGCGTGTCTGTAGGGGATGGCATTGGCGGCACGTATGTCTGGGTGGCCGGTTCGCTGACTGCGGACGACGGCGCCGATGTCATTCGCCCTTCTTCTCTCACGCATTTGCAGGCAGGTCGTTGGAAACGGCTAAGCGCACGTCGATCCTCGGTGGTGACGACCTACGACGCTGCACCAGCCCTCATTCTCCCAGCCAATACCGCTATGCTCGACATCTCCGGCAAGGCTGTTGCGGGAGACTTTGGAGACGCGGCCTATCGTGCCGTTGCAACCGAACCCGCGCACTCTGGCAAGATCCAGGTAGGCGGCCAGTGGTTCGAAATGATGGGGGCATTCGCTAATCCTGACGCGTTCACGCGCACGGGTGACGCGGACGATACGGCGGCTATTCAGCGCGCCGTGGATTATTGCGCATCGCGAAGCCTTGCCGCGGTGCAGTTTAATGCGCGCGGTTACAATATGAGCGCCGCCACGCTCGTTCTGCCTTCGGCAGTTCAGCTTATCGGTCAAGGGTTTACCGAAAGTGGTGTAACCAATGCTCAGTCGCCTGCCACTGGCTTCGGTGAACAGGTCCGTGGCACGTTTATCAAGGTTAATTGCCTTGGTCGTCCGGGCATCTCTGTAAATAATCCGAATGCACGCGGCGCAAGAATTGATCGCATCATGTTCACGCAGGACCACCCCACAGTGGGCAGCGGGGCGTGGATGCCAACTCCTTACGATTTCCTTATCAGTAACCGCGGCTCGCTTGGCGGGTTGGAAATTGGCGATGTCATGGCGCTTGGCATCAACAAGGTGCTGGACAATTCGTTGGCGGGGCGCCTGACGATAGGGCGAATGCGCGGGCAGTGGTTTACCATGGGCATCCGGATCGATCGATCGCTCGACCTTGTGACGATCGACAAGATCCATCAGTGGCCGTTCGTCACCGGCAACAAGAAGGTGCTGGATTACCAGGTGAAGAATCTGGTGGTGCTGGAGGTTGGGCGTGCTGATGGCATCCACATCGAAAGCCTATTCAGCTTTGCCGGCTATTCCACGCTTCACCTGACGCGGCTGGAGGAGGTGGGCCCTCCCACCGATATTAAGGTGACGAACCTCTACAGCGACGCATCGCAATACGGCGTGGTCGTGGATGCTCCGGGCGCTATCGCGTCTTTCGCCACCATGACGGCGCAGGGAGAGGATCTGGTCACGGGTGGCGGTGTTGCTTTGGCCGGCAGTATCGGCCTCTATCTCAACCCGGAAGCAAACGGTTCATCTGTCACCGTTGGCGTGCACCGATATGAACGCATGGGAACTGCCGGCGTGTCCAACGCCAGCAACGCCACTGTGTCCATGACAGGAACGGGGCTTATGCGATACTACACGGGGGCGGATATCTACCTGTCTCCCGTGACAAAGATCAATCTGCACCAGCAGCCGATCACTGATCTTTCCGGGAATGCGGTGAAGGAAGGTGATGTACGCCGTTGGCTGACCAATTAGGAGTTTGATGGATGAGCAACATTTCCAAGGCTCGTACGCTTGCGGCAGACATGCTACAGGGAGAGGGGCGAACTGGACTTGCCAATCTCGTAAGGCAGGGTCAGGCCGATGACCAGGATAGTGTCAAAGCGATCCTGATGCTGATTCAAGGAGGAATGTTGAAGTGAGCAATAAGCCGCCAGCGCCGAAGCCTTCGCAGACGCCGTTTCCGGTGCAGCGCAGTGGGGGCATCCCGACCACCCCGCCTCCCAAAGGTGGAAAGTAATCTCTGAAACCATCATCTATGGGCTGATGGTAGCCGTTATGCTGGTGTTGGCCGATGAGCCGGCACTGGCATGGCTGCTAGCGGCGGGATGGCTGTCTTCACAGATGTCCTATTGGACCGACCATGTCTCCGCTTTGTCTGCATTGGATTTTGGCAGCATGGTCTTGGTGGCGATAATGCAGCGAAATGCCCCATCCACGTCCAAAGTGGTGGTATTATCATGCTATCTATCCATGCTGTATTTGCATACAGTCAAGGGCGCCCTTGGTTACGAAATGTACGTGCGCGCGCTTAATGCGCTATTTGTCACGCAGCTAACCGCTGCCGGATGGAGTGGTGGCTGTGGAATGGGACGGTATCTTCGCACTCGCTGGCACGATCTTGCTTTTCGTCGTGGTCGCCGTGTTTGCGCCTTTGAATCGGCGTAACGGTGGATAGTCCTTGGACAAGAGAGATGTATGCAGCGATGGCGTCAATTGCAGGCGCTATCACTGCGTTGTCTTATAAGAAATGGCAAGTGATGAACCGCAAGGAGGTCGTGCTTGGCCTTTTTGTTGGTGCGTCTTTTGCCTGGTTCGTGACACCTCTGATCGTTGAAAGGTTCATTACTCCATCACCAGACAACGCCCGCATTATGGCTGGATTTACCTACCTTGTGGCCGCAGGTTCCAACGTGCTTATCCCGATGATGATCGACAAAAGCAGAGCGATACTAACGCGGTGGTTGGGCGTTGACGGAGACGACAAATGACCACTTGGGACTATCTTAACGCTCCGCTCAATTTTATTGGCGCTGTGCTGATAATTTACGAACTGCTTTCGTTCGGTGATCGTCTCATCCTTTCCGAAAGATTGGGCATGGGCCTTGTGGGCGCCAGCATGTTCCTGAACGTGGCGCGTATCGTAGAGATGCGGTACACAACGCCATTCGAGGGATGGTCGTCCAGTTTGTTTGCTGTTGGGATCACCTTGTATATTGGCGGCCGGCTCGTTCGCCACTGGCGGCATAAGCATGCCAATGCTGCGCAGAATGTCATTGCGGCAGACTATCTGCGGGGAAGGCAGAAACCATGATCGACTGGCGATTGGTTCAAAAGAAACTTGGCCTTACGCAGGATGGTATCGCTGGCCGCGATACGTTTGGCACGCTGTTGAAGGTGGTGGCGCCGACTGCCAAGGCGGACATTATCGCCTCCTTGGCAAACGCCTGTATCGTTCATTTGCCAGAATATGGAGCGACGGATAGCCCGCAACGCTTGGCGGACCTGTTGGCGCAGACAGCGAATGAGACGGGTGGATACACAACGTTCGTGGAAAATCTGAATTATAGCGCCGCTGCGCTGGTGCGGGTGTGGCCTTCGCGCTTCACCTTGGCGAGCGCTGGGCAATATGCCTACAAGCCCGAACTGATTGCACAGCGTGCTTATGGCGATCGGATGGGGAACAAGACGCTGGAAGAGGGCTGGATCTTCCGAGGCCGTGGCATGCTACAACTTACGGGGCGCGCGAATTACGAAGCGACAGATAGACGCTTGGGTTTGGGTCTGGATACGAACCCAGATCTTGCCGCCGTGCCTGCCTTGTCGCTGCTGATTGCGCTTGATTTCTATCGAGAGAACAAGGTGTGGGCCGCTATCGATGCGAGTGACACAGACAGGGCGCGTAAGATCACCAACGGTGGTTCGATTGGCCTCGATCACGTCAATGCGCTTCGCAAGAAGCTTTTGGGAGTGCTGACATGAAGAAGATGCTCGTGACTGGAGCGATGGCTGCACTTGGCGGCTGCGCTACCGTTCCCACCAACCTGGATATATGCCGGGGCTCCGAATTGCGCCGCTCGGTCTATACCAGCGCTATCATGGCGGCAGACACGTATATTGCTTCGGGCCGCCCTGTGCCGCCAGCGCTGTCGTTGAGCCGTGAAGCTGCGGTAACGGCGCTGGCGGTATTGGACGGGAATTGTCCCATTCCTAAGTCTAGCTAGTTTAGTTAGATTTAGGTAGTTTTACCTAGTTTTTGCTAAAACTAGGCGCAACAACCAAGAGGACGGTGGCGATCATGCCTCAGCCTCCAGCACGCGCTTGACCGCGAGGCCGAGGGGGGTGAGGCGATCCCAGCGCAGGGTCAGCATCGTGACGAGATAGGACGACAGGTAGGCGCCCAGACATGGTACGACGGCGAATGACGACACGCCCGATCCGCGCCACTCTGCATTCCGCAGCTTGTCGCTTTGCTCGACGGTCAGCATCCCCGCCACCCGCCGCGCTTCGGCTTCGAGGTTATCTGTCATGGGCGGTGTCCTTGCGACGGAGAAAAGCGTGGGCCGCACAGCATACGCATTCGTCAGGATGATACGGGCAGCGGTCTTCCGGGTCTTCAAAGCCGAGACAGATGCGCCGTAGCCGCTCCGCATATTCGCGGGTCATCTCACCCACGGCTCGCCTCCTGATCCTTGAGTGCGCGAATGGCGCGGTGGTAAAGCGCCGCCGGGTAATTCCCGTATTTGCTGCGCGTGGCCGCCGATCCGCGCTTACCTACGCTCGTGGCGTCCACGATCGATTGCAGCACATCTCGCACCTCCTCGATCGCCTCCGCTCGCACCTCCGCCGGGCTCGGCTGGCGCTGGACGAGGGTGGAGAGGGCGGCGCGAGCAATCTTTCCTTGGTCGGCCAAGAGGGCTTCCGAGGGAATGGGCGGGCCATCGGCCCGATGCCCACAGTGCGCCGGACCTTGATAGCGCCGATCCGGCGTCACGGGCTGCGTCCAAGCGCCTGGGTAGCCGTCGCTCGCATAGAACTTCAGCGCGGCTTCGGCTTGGGCGAGGCGGGTATCGGGGCTGCGGGTGTTCCATGAGGCGATGGCGTCCGGCAGATAGCTATGCCAGTCCAACCCATAGCCGCAGTAGTCACACCAGCCGCGATGACGTTCGTAGGTATTGGCGGCCTGATCGTAAGAAGGCTGACTTTCGATATCGCCGGGGCCCCCGCAGAACGGGCATGCCTCCAGCTTCGCATCCTCGGTCATCGGGTGGGGTCCACTTCATGCGCTACGTCGATCGCAAAAACGCTGACCGGATCGGGGCCGAAATGCGGATGCGTCAGCGCGCACATGCGATAGCCACGCCACTTCCGGGTAAGGCGTGTTTGGCCTTCGATGCCGCCACCGCGAGGATAGCCGCGTGTCAGCACGACCCGATCGTAATGGCGGCCGACGATGCGCTTATGCCAGTAATCGGTGCGCAGTCGATATTCCTCGACCTTCTCACCGCTGGCGATCTGATCGAAATATACGCCATTCAAGGCCAAGATCAGGTCGCTCACTTCCCCGCCTCCCCATGGCCGCGGAGGGCGGCGGCAGCGATCTCGCCGCACTCGCTGACGGTATTGCCACGGGCAAAGGAGAAGCCCGCAATCCTGCGCAGCGCCTCCCGCAGCCGCGCATCCCCCGCGTCCGCAGCCGGCGGGGTGGCGAACGCGGCGTGAATGATGCGCTTTGCCGCGCAAATCCCCTCGTCTGCCGTTTGGAAGCTGTTGAAGCCTCGCGACTTTATTTCTTCGTCAATCCGATCTTTGATTGGGTCGAACACGGTGCTGCCCAGAAGGCGCCCGATCGCGCGGCTATCCTCGCGCGATTGCGGACACGTCACGTCGAACGCGAACGAATAACCCATCTCGAATGCGTCGATCAGCGACACCGCAGCCGGCGGGGTGGATGGGAGGGCGGCGAGGGCGTCCGCGGCGTCGTGCAACAGCAGAACATCCGGCGCATCAAGATAGTCCTCCGCCGTGTCCGTTCCCCGCTCGCCACAGTGGCCGCTTGCCTCGTTCTCGTCCGCCGCCAATTCGGCCGGAAGGGCGTAAGCGCGGTCGCGTAGCCGCGCGATCAGGTCAGCATACTTCCCCGCCCGATCGCCCGGCTCGGATGCGGCGGGTGGGGTGGCTCCACAGATCGCACAGGGGTTGTTTTCGGGCGCTGGCCGACCTTCACAGCCTGCACAGACGATCGTCTCCCCCCGCCCACGCTCTTCGCCAAGCTGGCGGTGGCGGGCGGCGTCCTGCACCAGCCAGTGATTGTCCCAAACGCCTTCACGCGCTCGTGCAGGAAAAGAGCCGTCCAGACCGCCGCCTAGCAGTACGATGATCCGGTGCGCTGTCTTTGCCGCCGCCTCCCGATCGCATTGCTCCACGACCACAGCGTCACGCGCGGCCGGCTGGATGGGGGTGTCGGTCATCACGCCGCCCCCACCGCAAATAGCCCAAAGGCCACAAAGCACAGTATTGAAGCCATTAAAATCGCTCCTTTCACCATTAGCCCGCTAAAGCGCACATGCTTCATAGGATGGATTGGTTGACCCATAATGCGTCGTTCGAATTGGCGGCGTTGCACATAGGCATCGCGCCATCCGTAATTAAGATTTTGCATTATGCAATTCCTTCATATCGCGAGAGATCCGGCAGAGTTCGCGCCACAGCCAATCCCATAAGCCTGAGCCCGGAATAGCGTCTTCAATCTCATGGGATATGATAGTCATGTCTTCCTGAAGGGCCGCCATGCGTGCAGCTGAAAGAACGCTTCTCATGGCTTGGCAGTCTGGAAGACATTGTGTGGCACCAGGCCATCCCAAACATAAATCCCGGAACCGTCGCACTCGGGGCAGTCATATTCCTGCGGGGCGGGGCCATTGTCGGACAAGAAGTAGCAGCGGCCCTTGCATTCCGGGCAGCGGTCCTCCGTGAAGGCGTGGGCTGCAACGCTCATGCGCCCTGCTCCCGAGCGAGAGCGGCGGCACGGCGGAGAGCGGCGACGACTTCGGGCTGAGTGCGGCCGGGGGCGTCGTTCCAGTCGACAAGGCCTTGGCCGACAACGCGGTCCACAACGTTGTTACATTGTGCTCCGATTTTATAGTCTGACGCAATTGCATCAATTGCACCAAACATGCACCAACACGAGTAACCACTGCCATTCCACCGACCATACGCATGCTGCGTCCACCGGCCCTCCGGCTCCAGCAAGTCCGCCGCCTTCTCCAGCACTTCGGCGATCGTCGCGGGGGCGGTCATCAGAAGTTCCAGCACGTTGCGTTGCAAGTTTTGGCGATCTTGCGCGCCTCGGCCTTGCCGGACACGCCGACCTGCTCGATAAACCGGCGGCTGCCGTTCTCGATTACGTTAAGGGTAAGCCACGCCTTGGGGCCGGACTTCGGCCCCTTGGTGTATTCGGCGGCAAAGACGGCGGCGCTCACAGCTCGTCCACCGAAAAAGAGGCGTTGAGCGCATCGCGACGGGCCAGCGCCTCTTCGGGCGTGAAGCGGGCCGGGGGGAGGCCGAGGTTGTCGAAGATGCTATCTTCGTCGGCTTCGATCTGCGGAAACTGCGCCATCGCACCACTCCATCATGAGCGCCGCCTCGTCATGAGGCAGCTGATGCCCTCTTGTGGCCCTGCTTGCGGGTGGCGTCAACGATAAAATTGACTTGCGCGAAAAAAGATATGCGTTACCGTCGCCTCTATGGACACGAACCCAATCGAAGCCCTCTACGCTCGCGCTCGCAAACTGCGCATTCCCATGCGCGTTGTTTGCGAGAAATCGGGTGTAGCTGCCGAAACCTTGTCGCGTTGGCGCTCTGGTATGATGGACCCTAAGATGTCCACCTACAAGAAAGTGTCAGACGCACTTACTCTTATGGAGGAAGCAAAGTGAAGCCTGAAGCCGCCAAGGTTTTGCGCGAGATGGGTGCTTATTGCACCCGAACCAAAACCCCGATTGGACGCCTTACACGGGCAGCAGGCGTGGGATGCGGATTCCCGGATCGGCTTCGTGCTGGTGGCGGCCGTCCGGAGACATTCGCCAAGATCAGAGACTTTATGGCTGCTAACCCGGATGGAGTCGCGGAAAAATTACCAACAGCGCAGCCGGAAGACGACGTGATGGCAGAGACAGGGTCGAAGTCTCTGTTGTTGGCCCTTCTCCGCTACGGCAAGCGCAACGATTCCGATCTGGGGATGGGCTACGAAGCGTTTATGGCTGCTTACGCTCAGCACGTCGCATAGTCCAAACTCTCTTCACCTCCGCCTCTACCAAAGGCCGCACCGTCTCAGGAATACGAGACAGTGCGGCCTTTCTTTCGTGTTGTGGAAGCGCTAGGATCTCGATGGCGCCTAAGTGGATGTCGTAGCGCAACCAGCTTTGAATGCTGGGGGATGCCTGTGAGTATGGGATACGGCCGGAAAGGACTTCCTGCCGCCACCATGTTACGGGGCGTCGGATACCCATGTCGTCGTAAGATTCACGGCGGACCGTTGAGGATATTTGCGAGAACAGATCGTCCTGCGTCTGTGAGGTAGACATGAGGCACGCTTCCTTCGATCAGTCCGCGGTTACGCAGGCCAAGATGGCTGCGGCCATATCCCTCTACCAGCTTCGTATCGCCATAGAGTGTATCTTCAGCGGCTTTCAGTGCCTCGATCTGCTTTTCTGTGAGAGGCCGTTCCTTCGCCATACCTCATTCTCCTATTTATGTGAAAGATGCTGCCGTACCACCGATCCTAGGTCCCACTGCCCCGACATAATGCCTCGGTAGCAGGAGTGCCCCTCCTCATACTGCGCCGCTGCCTTCCTGCGGGCCTCCAGCAACTCCGGGCTTGTGCCAATCTCCGTTCCATTCTCTGCACTGTGCTTTTCCATTCTCAAACCTCCAAAAGTGGGTTGTGCGGCGGTGTGGTCCGAAGCGGACTAGGGTGTAACAGCCGCCTTCGGATACGGCTGCGATTTCGTGAATGTGTTCGGCGTGGATGCGGAAGGTATCGCCTTCGATTCTCGTTGTTAATCCTACACTTCCTAGTTCAGGATGATAGATTCGCTCAATATACATACCCTTCAACACCGTAGACGTGAAATCCCACGGATGATCGTGCGGGCCGCCTTTGTCTGGCCCGGTGAAGTGATGAATGGCCAAGCCTTCGTCTAGATGCCATTTCTCGAACTCATCGGACATGCGTTCGTGTCTCATACCTGCTTTCTCCATTCCTCAAATGCTTCCCAAGCGCCAACAGCGCCCAACGCCACGCAGGCAAAAGCCCCCGCCGCTATGGCGGCTAGAAGGTACTCCTGCTGGCCATCCTGCCAATGTGACTTGGTGTGATCTTGGCGTTTTATCTCCACCACCAGAGAAGGGGCGGCCGGGATCACAAGATCCGCAGCACCCACCGCCATGCCTTCGGCCTTGTGCTTCAGGACGGTGGAAAACTGGCCTGCGGTCTTCAGCCCCTCATTCCTTGGGTGCAGAACCAGACGCCCCCAGGTGTCAGGATACTCGCGGCGTATCCTGTTTATGATCGACGCCTGTTCCACGTACTCCTGCGGGCATGAGCCACGGTAGGATGGGTTGCCGTAGAGGGGGATACCATCTGGGAACTTCATGCTGCACCCACTTCATCCGCCGCCAGCCCATAGCCCAGCGCGCGATAAAAATTGCTGTCTGCATCCTTCACGTAGGATACGGTTTCCGGCGGTCCATGCACCGTTGCTTCCTCGAACGCTGCCCAGTCTTTGCGGGCGCGATCGTATTTGGCGTCGGGAGTAAACCAGATGCTGAACTGACGATGCGGCGTTGTCCAGTCCGTTCGCACGGTGCGATTGCCCGCTCTGGATACCGACTCTTTCTGCTCCATCGATAACACCACGTCCGTCTGCGGCTGGCGCGGGTCGCGCTTGTGGGCTTTGAACTCTCCGGCAAGCCGCTCGTTCGGGTCAACGATCTCCGCTTTGCACGACCGGCACCGCCTCGCGGCAATGTCGTTCTTTTCGCCACAAGCCTCGCATTCCTTGCTGGTCCAATAGTAGCCGCAACGAACGTGCTCGCGCTTAACCTTCACCAGCCCATTGCACCGCCGGCCGAAGTGCCCGGCCATCGGCCCGAATTCCGTCTCGATCGGCACGCCCCATGTATCCAGGCAGTAGCCATGGCGGTCCAGCTTATAGTCGGCACAGTCCGGATTGGCGGAGAATGCGTTGATGTAGCCGCAGTCGGGGCATTCCACTTCCAGTGGCCCGCCTTTCTCACCTGTGCCGCCTGCCTTAATCGTAGGCCGATAGATGTTGCCATCAGGAAAATGACGCTCGACGTTGCCGGCATAGTCCAGCAGGAGGCAGTCAGTTTTGCCTTCGTGAAGCCGCCATGCCCGCCCCAGGATCTGCGTCAGCAGGGTAGCGGATTCGGTATATCGCAGTACCGCGATAACCTCCGTCCACGTGGCGTCAAAGCCCGTCGTCAGCCTACCGACCGACACGATATAACGGACCTTCTGCGCCTTGTACGCTTTGATGACGGCGCCGTGTTCAGCAGGGCGCCCGCGGAGCATACACTCCTCCCCGGTGGACATCGCGCTATTCTCTGGCGGCAGGGACGCCATGATCTCGCGTGCGTGTGCCACCGTGGAGGCGAAGAGCATTACACCCCCCTTCCGGAGGCGCGACTCCTCAATAACATCCGCTACGATCGCGGCCGTCTTGCGGCCGTGTCCAACGAAGGCCCTCTCGACACTAGCGTCGTCTGCTTTGCCGTTGGGCAGCAGGAAGACGCCTGACGTATCATAGGCCGCGGTGTGGATGTCGCCCACTTTCATGGGGGTTATGTAGCCAGCTTCCAGCATCTCCTTTGCAGACACATGATACACCATCTTCGCAAAATATGGCTCACGGCACGTGTCGTCACCGTTCGTCCTGTCATCCGGCCAAGCGCGAAAGATATAACCTCCGCCCATGACGTACGGTGTCCCCGTGAGCCCTAGCACGCGGAGGTTGGGGTTCGCCTCTCTCAGAGCTTCGACAATGTCGCGAATGGTGGGCGTCATGCCGTGGCACTCGTCTACCACCACCGCGCAATAGTCGCCCTTGGTGAACCGCGAGATAGCATTCTTGACCGTGCCAGGTGTCGCCATAACGATAAAATGCCGCGTCGATTTTACCCCCGCCGAAGCCGAGAAGATGCTGGACGGATGACCGGCATCGTCCATCTTCGCTTTGTTCTGCCGCACCAGATCTGCGTTGGGCGCGAGACAGAGGACACGCTTGCCCTCACTGAGGGCGTGCAGCTTATCCGCGATGTACGCGATCATGTGCGACTTCCCGGCCGCCGGAGCCGCGTCGATCAGGCACGGGGATACGGAGGTGCGGAGGAATGAGAGGGCGGCGGCGCAGGCCGATTGTTGGTATGGGCGGAGGGTCATTTCCTGTAGTCCCACATAGGAGCCCACTTCTTCACGTATGAAGCACCAGATGTAGTGCCGTCATCATTAAGCCATACGCTGGCAACGCCTAACCCGAACCTTGTTGCTTTCCATCCAAAGGCGGTTTCCCAGGCTATACGACGATTTGTCTCCCCATCATGGTCAAACAAATCGACCACCATTCCGTGAGTAAGCCAAGCATATAGGCGCCTCATCACCTCAACCCCCAACTCTCGCTAGCCTTACCCCGAAACGGCTCCAGATCCGCATCGGGACACAGATTCTTGACCACCGCGGCGTACGCAATGCTTCCCTGCCGACGCGTCAACGTCAGCTTCCGTCCGCCGAATTCCGCGTTATGCTCGCCCGCCAGCACCACCATGGCGGCAAGTAGATCCTTCTTGCGTTCTTTCGCCCGGCCCTCCGCCTCGGACAACTCATCCCACTCCGCCACCATCCTTGCGGCCTCGGGCGTGTCTATTGTCACGCGGCGCGGGGATAGATGCTCGTCCGCGTTGTTGTCGCGTTCGTGGAGGAACTCGGCGTGGAATTGCCTCAATGAGGGCAACGTGGCGTTGAGCCAATCATCGTTTCTGCGGACAATGAAATGGTCATGGCCATGCGGCGTCCATTGCCAGAAATGACACTGATCGAGATCGGCGCACAGCATCTCGATCTGCATCTGCGCCATGTAATGCGGCTGCTCGTTGATCGTCTTGAAGACGGGTGTGGGGAAATTGCGCAGGCCGTAGGGACATTTCACCTCGATCAGACGATTATCTGATACGAAGCCATCGGGGCTGGCCCCCAACCAATCATCGTAAGGGATGAAGGGTGCCGACTCCACAGTTTCACCCGTCTCCCATTCGAACGCCTGGAGGGCCTGCGGCTCCATCGCCGCGCCCCATTCGGTGGCCGGGTTGGTGGCGAACTCGCTGCTTGCCTGGTGAGAGGCGCGTACCATGCTGCGCATGACGTCGGCGCGGGTCATGTAGGGGGAGAGGCCGAGGATGGCGCCCACTACGGAGCCTGTGACCCGGTTCAGGCGGGCGGCGTGCCATTCGGGGGAGCGTTGGGGGATCATACAAGCCAACCTTGTGACCAAGCGAAAGCAGTGGCCGCAGCCGATGGGATGGCAATATTCAGCCAGTGGGCTTTTTGCCCCCGGATTGCCATCATTGCCAAAATGAAGCCAAACCAGATAAGCAGGAAAAGACTAATGATATTAATATACATTTTCTTATTCCTCCATCGCCGCGCGGGCGCGCAGGGCGGCGGCAGCCTCCCGGCGGTTGCCTGCGCTCATCGTGTAATCGCGAGCCCAGAATGTCCGCTCGCTACCATCGGCGCGGGTGCAGATCGTCTTCGTGCCGGCGTCATTCGTGCGGATGGCGGCATAAGCTGCGTCCGGCTCGAACAGCGCGACCTCGACTTCCACGTCCAGCGCGTTGCAGGTTCCGCCCGAGGCCAGCACCCGCTCCGCCAGCGCCAGAAGGTCATCGCGCTTGGTCATTTCTTCATGTTCCATGATAGTATTGCTCCAATCATATATAAAGCAGATACTAATGCGTAGTTATTGTCCGGTTTGTCAGCTATCAAGCCAATAATAGATAGCATCAAACATGCTATGAATAACATCGTGTTCATTTGTTCCTCCGCTCTTTATCCTCGCCCCGCCATGACAGGCGGGGTCCGGTAAGGAGTGGATTATGTTGCGTTTTTTAACTTTTTACCTTTGACGTGAGGATTGTTTTCACCGATCCTTGTTTTGCAATATTCTATAAATCTCGGCGCATTTAGGTTTTCCTTCTGCGTTCCCCAAGATAGGTTTTCAGGCCTATTATTTAGAGCATTTTCATCTGCGTGAAGGACGTACTTTTTGCCTTCTGGCGCTGGTCCATGAAAGGCTTCGCACACGGCTCTATGTATTTTTAGATTGCCGTATTTTTTGTTAAAAAGACCGTAATACTCATGACGAGCATTCTTTGAGGCCTTTCTTTTAACACCATAAGTCGGTTTTGGATTGTATTTTCTGAATCCGCCATAAGGAAGGCGTGCTTCCCCATCTGGAAGTTTCACTCTTCCCCAAGAGGACGCAACAAGTCCTGGGTAGGATGGCACCGGCATCCAGATTTCTTCGTCCATAAGACCTCCGTTAGAATTGATACGGTATCGCTTCTAACGGAGGCTCGCAAGTCCGCACAACAGATTTTCATCCTGTCGTGGCTGTACGGACTTAATTAAAAGGCACGTCGTCGCCCAAATCATCATCCTCAAACATCGGTGCCGCGGCACGCTTGGGTGCAGGACCGGCGGAGATTTCGGATGCCTTGGGCTTGGCGGCTTGGAGCCAGTTGCCCTTCTTCTCGCCCTGTTCCCAAACACCAAGGTTTGCCACGAACTGCGCCCCGATCAGCGCTGTGCCCAACTGCGGATCGGTGGGCCGCGCCGTCAGCTTGGCCAGCTTGCCCTTGGCATTGGCGTCGATCGCAAGCAGCATGCGCTGATGCTTCTCGCGCTTGATCTTGGCCTTAGCCTGGTCCTTTTGGCCGGGGTCCAATTCGTCCGCCCACAGCTTGAAAAACAGCACGCGGTTGGCATAGCCCTCCGGCTTCAGCACGCGGCATTTGAGGTTCACGAACTCCTGCGTGATTTCGTAACCTGTCTTCCACGCGGCATCCTCTACCGCCACAAGGACGCTAGTGCCCTTCGGAATAACATCGAAGTCGCCACCGCCTGCGCTGAACTCCTTCTCGGGCTCGATCGCGGTGCCGTCTTCCTTGGACCAAAAACTAGCCATTGCTCTTCTCCTCAAAACCAAAATACAAACCAGCTACAAAAAAAATCGCGCTAGCTGTAGAATTGCCTACTGCGACATGAAAGCAGGACATTATGATGCAAATAGCTAGCAGCATCACTCTTCTCCCTCCGGCTCACCAGCCTCACCCTCATCTTCCATCACGACCTTGGCGGCCGCCTTCTTTTCCGCTGCGGCCTTCTCGCGCAAGAAACGGTAGATGGGGTTTTCGCCGAAGCCGAATGGGAGGTCTTCAGCGATTCCCATCCTGTTCTTGCTGACATTGGCCGGCGTCAGATAGGTCACAAGAACCCGATCACCCGTCGTGATCGCCTTGCCAGGCTGCGACCTCTGGTCACCCTTGCCCTTGACGGCATCCTTCACCAGCACTTCCTGCTTGATGAAGCCCACCAGATCCACGCTATCGACGTAGTGGCGCAGGGACTTCTTGTGCAGGCGAAGGCTGTAGGACGTGTAAGGATCGGCATCCGGCGGCTCGATACGGATGATGTCGGAATGGCCGATGAAGATCGTGGACATGCCGCGCTCCCGCCGCAGAACATCCGCAGCCTTCCGTACCAGGCCATGCTTGGCGGCAACCGCTTCGTAGCCGGCGCCGTAGCCACCAGCGGCTTTGGCGAGGCTCCCCGCGTCCCCGATCACAGATCGCGCGAAGATCTCATCTAACCCGCCGATGCTGTCGATAATCAGCGTCTTGAAGTCGTGATCCTCTTTCCGCAGATCATTCATCTGTGCCCAGAATACGTCCTCATTGTCGATAATGTCGGGGGATATGGGGCGCCGTGCATCAGGCATGTCGCTGGGGACTTCCTCGCCCTCCGTTCGCAGGAGATACGGCTTGAGGAAGGTGCTGGCCAAGCTGGTCTTGCCGGTGTTCGGCGGGCCGCTGATGGTGCCGACGATGGCCTTGCTGGGTGAGGCGCGCTTTGTGGCTAGGGGCATTATGCGTCCTTTCTAACTGAAAATAAATCTGGGTGGCGGCGCGCACAAACCATTGCGCATGTCCATCCGCACAAGACTTTTGCGTCCCATCCGATCAGTTTTTCTACAACGATGGATGCGATGATAACTATCAGAGTTATCAGGATTGTGATGGCGGCCCTCATGACCGAGGATCCCGGATGATGCGGTAGGCGATGATGCAAACTTCAGAAGGAATATCCCTCTGCCAATGTAGAGAGCCAATCCAACCATCCGCTTCAGTACCGTTGCCAAATCGCACTTCTCCTTTGGTACCGTTCGGCACAGGACACTCACCCCCCTCCCACTTGATCCACCCATGCGCGTCGACACGCACGCGGGGCTTGATATCGAGGGCGGTCATGGCTGCATCTTGGCGCGCTCTGCCAGCATGGCGTCGGCAATGGTATATGCCATGCCAGCGCAAAGCTTAAGAGCGTAATCTGGTTTAATGCCACCAGAATCCGCTAAGGCGTTGGCTTGTTTCCAGCATAGAGAAACTGCCTGCCCTGCAAACCAGTCGCGCAGGGTCATGCCGCCATCTAAACTGAACGTTGACGGCTTCGGAAAGACGCTGGGATTCTCGCTCATACCTCACCTCGGGCTTTGCGGATGGCATTGATAGCCATATCGAGCGCTTCATCTTCAATGGGGCTGCTCGCTACAGCAGCTTCCAACGCCTCCAGCAGTTCGGGGGCTGCTGCGATGAGGTGGGCGTTGGCCATGTTGTGGAAGATGACGTGTTCCGTGGCATTCATTACATGAACACCGTTCGCCTTCAGCCCATCCGCCACAATTTCTCCGGACGGATGGTTCCAGATTTTATGCCACTCCCACTTTCCCGGCGTGTGTCCAGCCATCACTTGTCTCCCGCTTCGGGATGACGCCAGTGTGTAGGGCGGTAATAGACGTACATCGCGCCATCCGTGGTCCACCACAAGTTCCCACGTCGCATAAGGCGCTGCTCGTTACGGCAACCATCATTATCATCGATCTTGGTGTCGAGAGGAATGCCTTCTGGTGACGGTGCGGTATGCCATTGTTGTTGTCTCACTATCTCTTCCCTTCTCTCTCTTCCTACGCTTGCAACCTAGGGCGCTTGGGGGTAGGGTGTCAATGCGTATTTTTAATCGGAGTTGAAGAATGACCAAGAAGGAAGCGCTGGCCCATTTCGGGGGGAGCATGCGCAAGCTGGCCGAGGCTCTGGGACTTAGCACGCAGGCCGTACACCGTTGGCCGCAGGAAAAGGTGCCGGAACTGCGCCAATACCAGATCAGGGATATCCTTGCCAAGCGTGACGCATGATGACCGCGGCAGGGGGCAACCGCCACCACGATTTCGAGGCGGTCAAGGCGAATTACCCTCTTCTGGAGGAAGTGCGCCGCCATGCCAGGATGAAGAAGGCGGGGCAGGAGTGGGTGGGTCTGTGCCCATTCCATGACGAGAAATCGCCGTCCTTTCTGGTCAATCCGCAGAAGGAGAAGTTTAAGTGTCACGGCTGCGGAAAGGCTGGCGACGTGGTGGATTTCGTGCGTCTGCTGAAGGGCTGCTCGGTGGCAGAGGCGATCGAGGAAATCACAGGCGGAAAGGTAGCGGTGCTTGGCGAGGCCGCGCGCGGTGAACGTGAACGGCTGCGGGAGGATCGCGAGATGGAAGAAGCCCGCCGCAAGGAACAGGGATCGCGCGCCGCGCAAAGGCGATGGGATGCCGCCGCACCGTTTATGGGCGCCCACCCCTATCTGGCGGCAAAGGGCATCACGGATCTTGTTGAAGAATTGCTATTGGCGCGCGTTGAGGCGGACGGCAGCACGCTGTTGATCGACATGGACGGGCCAGACGGCGAATTGCAGTCGGTGCAGGCTATCAGCCCCGGCGGCGACAAGAAATTCCATGCCGGCGCACCATCCAAGCTGGCTCGCAAATATATCGGCATGTCGTTCGGCGGTGCTACGATCGTCTGCGAAGGTTTCGCTACCGGGTGCAGCATCTACCAGGCACGCGCAGATCGTGTCTGCGTCACCTTTTCCGCCGGAAATATGGAGGCCGTGGCTCGGCAGTTGCATAAGGACGACGTGCCGATCGTGCTGGCGCCGGATAAGGATCAGCTTGCCCATTTCGAGGAAATCGGTCGCGAGTTGGGGTGCCCTGTCATTTCTCCTGCCGTGCCGGGGGCCAAGGCCGACTTCAACGATCAGCATCAGGAATCGGGGCTGGATTCGGTACGGGCCACGATCACCGATGGCTTACGGGATTACGCCGCCAGGATCGAGCGCGAAAAGCGTGATCTGGAACGCGAGAACGAGCCGCTGGACCTGTGGACACGTACGCCCGTTCCCGGCTTCCCCGAGGCCATGTTGCCGCCGTTGATCGCGCGCTTTGCCAAGGTGCGCGCTGATATGGTGGGGTGTGATCCATCCGGCATGGCCATGGCGGCCATTGCCGCATGCGGCGCGGTCATCAAGGACAGCATCAGGCTGAAGATGAAGCGCCACGATGACTGGAAGGAATCGGCCCGCTTGTGGGTCATGCTGGTAGGCGATCCCAGCCGCAAGAAATCACCTATCCTCTCCGGTGCCACGCGCCGGGTGGCCCAATTGGATAAGGAGATGATCGTCACCTACGGACGTGCGCTGCGGGACTGGAACGAGGACAAGGAAGGCGAGCCGCCTACGCCGCACAGACTGCGGATCGAGGACATCACCCCTGAAAGCGCCGCGGAGGTGTGCGCCGCCAATCCTGAGGGTGTGCTGTCGCTTCAGGATGAGTTGTCGGGGTGGTTCGGCGGGATCGAGAAATACTCAGGGGGCAAGGGTGGCGCCAAAGATCGCGCGTTCTGGCTCCAAGCCTACAATGGCGGCCATTACGCAGCGGACAGGATCGGCCGCAAGGCGTCGTTCGTGGAGAATCTGTCTATCAGCATGGTTGGCGGTGTTCAGCCTGATCCCATCCGCCGGATCATGCAGGGGGCTACTGATGATGGTCTGATCCAACGGTTCCTACCCATCATGTTGGCAGACCCGACGCTGGGCAAGGATGTGGAGATGCCCGATGTGGCGTTCGAATATGATGGGCTGATCGACCGGCTACACCAGATGAGGCCGCCGGAGACGTTCCTGGGGTATCAATGCCTGACTTTTGATGACGAGGCGCAGGCCCTTCGCAATGATTTGGAAGCCAGGCATCTGGCCATGATGGTGGCTTTCGAGGGGGTCAACCGGAAGATCGCATCGCACTTCGGGAAGTACGACGGCATGTTCGGCCGGCTGTGCGTGATCTTTCATGCCATAGAATGCGCCACAGAGGCCCCAGGAGAGGCGCTGCGGCCCGTAGTGGGGGTGACCACCGCAAAGCGTGCTGCGGACTTCCTGCACCGGTTTCTGAGGCGTCACGCGCTGGCGTTCTATACCAACGTCGCGGGGCTCTCCGACGATCACGACATCATGACCGATGTGGCGGGGTACATCCTTGCTCACAATCTGGAGCGCGTTTCGTTGCGGACGTTGGGCCGCGGTACGCGGCGGATGCGCAAGCTGACCAATTTCGAGGGTCATGCGATCTTCGAACAGATGGTAGCGCACGGCTGGCTGGAGGAGGATAGCAAGCGATCCGATGCACGGGCGTGGGGGGTCAATCCGCTGGTTCACACGCTTTACGCCGATCGAGCGGCGCAGGAACGGGTCAAAAGCGAGGCTGCGCGCAAAATCGTGCGAGATGCGTTGGACGGCGTTTAAGCACGGTTCGTCGTGTTAATGTGGAGGGACTGTCACCGAATGTCCCTTACGCACGTACAGAAAATTCAATCTCTCTTTTTCTTAACATAGGTGTATTTCGGGGCGGTTGAGCGTTTCGCGTGCGTAAGGGACAGTTGGTGACGCTATTTTGCGGTGAATGGAGTTGAGATAGGCGTTGACACCCAACGCTGACGGGGCCATAAGGGTGGCACAGGACGCAACCAACCACCCTCTCTTTAGGAGACTTCTGATGTTCGTTCGTTCCGCCCCTTTCGTTAAGACGACCCGCGAATGGGCTGCTCTTGCTCCCCGTCGCAGCTTCGACGCTGCCGCCCGCGCCTTCGCTAGGGCGAACATGGTGGCGGTCATCATGATGGGTGACGATAGCGCTGTTTCCTACCTCCACGATGTTGAGAGTGGCAAGGTGGTTAAGACCATGCATCGGAATGTGGAGTGGGTGGCATGAAGGGGGATCTTCGCTGCGTCGATGGGATGTTGATCCGTCACGATCCCCAATATGACGATCCGTATTTGGAGACTGGCGTGGGTCAGTGTCCGGATTGTTCTGGGGATGGATGCGGCGATGACGGCGAGCCGGTGATTAAGGTTGGCCGCTCACAAAAATGGTTGTCATACGCTGAAAGGCGTTGACACCCACCCAAACCGGGGGTAGAGGTGGTGCATCAGACGAGATGGAGAGAGGTAATGGACTTTTATACGAAGCGGCGTCCTGTTGATGGTTGTCGTTATGGCTTGGGCTTCAAATCCAAAAACCAGCTTCCCTGGGTTATGATCTGGAAAGAATGGTGGTATGAGGGCGGGATTGTGGACGCTAGGGTGGTTTTTTCCACTAGGTGTAAGTTTGTATGAGCAAGCCAAACCAGTTTCCCTGCGGCCACGACCGCTCCGAATGGAATAGCAAGGCTCGCGGCGACCGCCCCACGGGCGTCAAGTGCCGGATCTGTGCGAACGAGCGGGCAAGGGTGTCGATCAAAAAGATTCGTGCTGAGCGGAAGAAAGATGTTGACCCCAACCCATCCTAAGATATTGTCGCCCTAGGCCCCATCCCGGCGCCTGTTCGAAAGCCGGGGTATCCTCCCTATGAGGGAGATCATCGATGCAAGATCGTGTTGTAATCCACGCCGTCCATGGCGGCCATGTCCTCTACAGCCGCCGGGATATCCCGTTCAACGTGATGGGATCGGTGTCGCGGCCGCGGTATTTCTATCTGCCGCGCAGCGTGTTTGAGAAGCGGTATGGGGAGGTGGCTCGTGGCTGACGATCTGGCGGCAACGCTTGCCGAGCGAGGCGCGCGGTATGGGGATTTCACGGATCATGCTGAAATATCGCAGGAGATCCAAGATGCCATGAACACGAAGGCTGGGTGGCAGCGACTTTCTTCGGTGCAGCGCCAAGCCCTCACCGTCATTGCGGACAAGATCGCCCGCATCCTGAACGGCGATCCGAACTATCGCGACAATTGGCATGACATTGCTGGCTATGCCCGGCTGGCTGAGGAGCGGTGTGATGGGTAACGCAGTGGAAGACTGGGGTCCCGAGATCCCCATCGTGGATGGGGTGCGGCCGGTGTGGTTGGGGGATAGGGATTCTGTTCTGTGGGCGAAGGGGTGTGTTCGCTTTCGCCACAGGGCTGCCGCCGCCGATCTTCAGTGGGGGCCATTTTACGGGATGCCCCTTGGCCCGTCTGTAGATGCAATCAAGCTCCCTCGCACCCACTGGTCCTACCTCCCCCTCTCCCGCGGCTTCGAGCCTTGGGCTGGTGGGGATGAGGCGCCGGGGGATTGGGATGGGGGTGAGGTGTTGTTCCGTGAAGGCCGGCTGTCTTCGAAGCAGGTGTGGACGTGGCGACATATTGGCTCGCAGACCGACATCATCGGCTACCGCCGCCGCGGGGAGGTTGCCGTTATTCCTGTGCCCGATCCCGACATCGTGACCATCAAGCGGATGACGGAGGCGGAGGCGCGCGACATGGCCAAGGGCCTGTTCTTGGCCAGCGGCCCAGATGCGCAGGTTTGTAATTACTCCATAGCCGTCATGCAGCATCTCGGCCTCATCCGCCCCGGCCCCACCCGTGCCCAGCGCATCGCCACCGAGACCGGCCTTGCTGTGGCGGACGTGGAGCGGGTCATCGCGGCGATGAAGGAGGTGGGGTGATGGACTATTTAGCTGATTTCGTGTTGGCGATTGTTGGCGGTCTCATTGGATCTTCAATCGTGATCCTTCTCAAAGGCGGCTTCTCATGACCAAGCGCGAAGAAGCGATCGAGGGGGCGGCGCGGGGTATTTTTGTCTCTTTTTGCAAGATAACAAGATATGGCTCAGATTCTGACAATCGATATTGGGAATCATCCAAAGAAGATTTTTTCGAAGCTGCCACCGCCGCCTTCGACGCCGCGCTTGAGGTGCTGGGGGAGCCGGGGGAGGAGATGATTTGGGCTGGTGATGTTGAGATGAGTGTAGAGTCGCACAGGATGCCGGGCCCGGATGTAATCTTCCGTGCCATGCTCGCCACCCTCGCGCGGAAGGAGGACTGAATGGAGGATATAACCGCAGTCCGCATCATCGCCGCCCTAGCTGCTCTCATTTTCATCATGGCGGTGTTTTTATGAACGAGAAAGTTAGAATCACCAATCGTCTCAATCATATCAAGAGCGTGTTCGTGAGCGATGCCAAAGCCGTTACGGCTGCGGCTCGCGCGGACAATCTTCGCCGTGTCCTGTGCCCACTCGGCTGTGGGCTGACATACCTGCCTGAAGGGAGAGAGAGGCATGACTGGATTCATCATGAAGATTAATTCATTGGCGGCCTCGCTTTTTGTGGCGGGGTGGGTTATGTTGGGTGGACGCCTCAAGCGAGGCTGAAAGGTTTTTCAAACGGTGCTGAAACAATGGCTCGCGTAGGTGACGGAACGCCCGGTCCTGGGCGACCGAAAGGCTCGGTGAACAAGTCTACCGCGACTATGAAGGCCGCGATCGAGAGCGTGTATCAGGCCCTCCAAGAGGGCAGCGGCAAGCCACATGGTCACTTCATCGAATGGGCCAAGGACAACGAGACCGAGTTCTACAAGCTGGCGGCCAAGCTGATTCCCATTCAGGTTGGTGGCGATCCGAATGGGGTTCCGGTCGCTTTCCAAAAGATCGAGCGCGTGGTGGTTGATCCACAGAAACTTAGCTCTTTGGAAAATCCTTCTGGTAGTTGGACAGTGGGTATGGAAGATTAAGAGATAGATGGTTTGACCACCCTCCGTATCCAAACCCCGCGTTGGGCTGTGCCTTTTCTTCAGCCTTCGCGCTACAAGGCGGCTTACGGGGGGCGCGGCTCGGGGAAGTCCCACTTCTTCGCTGAACTGCTGGTGGAGCGGTGCCTGATGAAGCGGACGCGCGCGGTCTGCATTCGCGAAGTGCAGTTGTCGCTCAAGGAATCGGTGCGGCAGCTTATCATCGACAAAATCCGCGATCTTGGGGTGCAGGACAGTTTCGAGGTGTTGGAGGCGGAAATCCGCGCGCCACATGGCGGCCTCATCATCTTTCGCGGCATGCAATCGTACAACGCTGAGACGATCAAGTCTCTTGAGGGCTATGACATCGCGTTCATCGAAGAGGCGCAAACGCTATCTGCCACTTCGCTACGGATGCTGCGGCCTACCATTCGTGCGCCTGGTTCGGAGATCTGGGCGGCGTGGAACCCGCGGCATGATACCGACGCGATCGATGATTTTTTTCGGGGCTCGCAGCCGCCGTCGAATGCTATCATCGCGCGGGTGAACTGGTCGGAAAACCCGTTCTTCCCTGAAGAACTGCGGCAGGAGATGCTGGATGATCGCCTGCGCGATGCTGAGATGGCCGCGCACGTGTGGGATGGCGGCTATGAGATCGTGTCTGAGGGGGCGTATTACGCCCTTCTGCTGGCGCAGGCCGAACAGGATGGGAGGATAGGCGATTTCCCTTACGACCCGGCCTTGCCGGTGCTGACGGCGTGGGATTTGGGCGTAGACGACTATACCGCTATCTGGTTCTTGCAGGAGAAGGCCAACGTCGTCACCGCGATTGATTTCTATGAGGCGTCGGGTGAGGGCGCGGAGGAATTGGTGCGGATGGGCCTGCCCGAACTGGCGCCGGCAAAGGAGCGTGAGCCTGGCTGGGACGCGGGGGATCGGCCTTATCGTTATGGCCGGCACTATTTTCCGCATGACGTAAAGGTGCGGGAGTGGGGCGCTGGACGTTCGCGCATCGCGACGTTGCAGGGCTTGGGGCTTACGTCGATTAACGTCGGGCTGGCGGTCAATCCTGCGGAGCGTGTCAACGCTGTGCGCAAGGTGCTGCCGTTCGTGCGGTTCAACAAGGCGACGACCAACGTGGGCTTGAAGCATCTGCGCGGCTACTCGCGCAAGTGGAACAAGAGCATGGAAACCTACAGTGGCCCGCTTCACGACGAACATAGCCACGCGGCCGATGCGTTCGGGGAATTCGCCATCAACTGCCACCTGTCCAGGCCCGCTGTAGTTGCGCCGGTGAAGAACCCGCCGGACCTATCGCCATCGTCCAGAAAGCGTGCTACGATGGGTGGAGCATCGGCTTGGGGCTAAGATTTACATGATCGTCACTGACGCCAACCGCGACGGCATCGTTTTCGGCTCCACGGCTACACAGACGTTGCCGGCTGCTACCGTGGGCGATGCGCCGCAGATCGATAAGCTGCGCAAGCGGTTTGATGAGGCGCGGGAGGATATCCACGGTAGCCGTGAGAAGGCGCAGACCGATCGCGATTATTACGATGGGCCGAAGCAGCTATCGTCTGAGGTGCGCTCGATCCTGAAGGCGCGGATGCAGCCGCCGATCTACACGAATCGTGTGCGTCCTGCGGTCAACGGCGTTCTGGGGGTATTGGAGGCTGGCCGGCGCGACCCCAAAGCCCTGCCCCGCAACCCCGACGATGAGGGCAGCGCGGACGTTTGCACCAAGACGTTGCGGTTCATCAACGATCAGTCCAAGTTCAACGACACGCAGATGGACGTGGCGGAAAACTTCTTCATTGAAGGCACGGGTGCCGTGCTGGTGGAGATGGTGGACGAAAAGATCGTTCCCACGCAGATCCGATGGGAAGAGTTCTATTTCGATCCCTACTCGCGGCGTTCCGACTTCAAGGACGCGCGCTACATGGGCGTGGCGAAGTGGATGGACGCCACTCAGTTGATGGAACGTTATCGTGTTCGTATCAACGAGATTGGTGATCCTCTATCGCCCAATGGCGTTGCCGGCGTCGATAACTCGTGGGCTGATCGCCCTGAGGGTGGCACGGCGTGGGTGGATCGCCGTCGTCGTCGTGTCATGCTGGTGGAGGAATATGCCATCGAGCAAGGTCGGTGGATGCGTACGGTCTATATCGCAACCGGTGTGCTGGAGTATGGTCCTTCGCCCTATGTGGACGAGAAGGGCACGGCAGTCTGTCCGATCGAGGCCGTGTCCTGCTACATCGATCGCGACAACGCGCGTTATGGCATGGTGCGGGATATGATCCCGATCCAGGATGAGGTGAACGCCTCGCGGTCGCGGTCGCTGCATCTGATGAATTCTAGGCAGGTGCAGAATGTCGATCCATCCGCGCCTCCTGTGGACGATGGCACTGTCCGCATTGAGGCGGCTAAGGCCGATGGTGTTATCCCACAGGGCTGGCAGATCGTATCCACTGCCGAACAGACGCAAGCCAATCTCCTGCGGATGCAGGAAGCCAAGTCAGAGATCGAGCGTATGGGGCCAACGCCTGCCGTGCTTGGACGGCAGGAGGGGGCAAGCCAGAGTGGCCGTGCGAGGCTGGTATCGCAGCAGGCTGGGCTTACTGAACTGGCACGTCCGATGGGGCGCCTGCATGGGTGGGTCTTGAGAGTCTATGAACAGATGTGGTTTCGCGCCAAGCAATACTGGACCGATCCCATGTGGATTCGCGTCACGGACGACATCAAGACGGCAGAGTTCTTGAAGGTCAACGAGCCTGTCATGGGGCCGACGATGGCACCCGCGGTCAATCCCCAGACTGGTGAGCCTGTGGCCGATCCCGTGACCGGCCAGCCCATGATGATGCCGACGATTGGCCAGGTCGATACCAAGAATCGCTTGGCGGATCTGGATATGGATATCATCCTGGATCAGGACGACGATACCGCCAACCTCCAGCAGGAGGTTTGGGCGGAGATCATGGAACTGCTGCGGCTGGGTATGTCGCCATTTTCGCCGGAATTCGAGATTGCGGTTGAGATGTCGCCGCTGTCCGACAAGGGGCGCATTCTTGAGCGCCTGAAGGCCAAGCGCGAGGAGATCCAGCAGGCGCAGGCTGCGGAGGCACAGGCGCAGCAAGAGGCGCAGGCCAAGGCCGCTGAGATTGGCGAAGCCACGGCGGCTGCGGATATCGAGAACAAGAAGGCCGATACCGCGGTGAAGGTGGCGAACGCTCTGAAGATCACGGCAGAACGGCACGGCTCCGAACTGGAGCAGGAGAAAGTGCTGGAGGGGGAGGAAGGTGAGGGTTCGGAAGCTTAGCGGCCATTAATTACGAGCGCACCGCTTTGCCCATGCCGCGTCCTTCAATACCGTTGGGCGGCCGCGGTTAGGGAGCATTCCGAAGGTTAGTGCTGGACCCTCCACCATCACCTGAAAGAGCGCTCGACCAAAGAGAAACCGTGTGTTTACGCCTTACACGCCGTCTTTCCGGCTGTCGTGCCCCCTGAACCATCAGGTCATGCTAGCGAACCATGCATGGCGGGATTTGAACCCGCTTTTCCTTACCAAACCTCGGCAAACGAGCAGGAATCGAACCTGCATTCTCGAATATAAATACAGCTTACCCACTTTACGTCAAGCATCTTGAGTGGTATCAGAATACCGCCGTGTCCTCATAGCACGTTAACTATGAGCCGCCGCCGGGTCGGGCGCTGCGTAATCCCCACGATACGGGGAGTGGAGATGGTATGGCAGATCTTGTGGACGAAGTTTTCGGAAGCACCCCGGCAGAACCGGAAGTAGTTGCTGAAAGTCCCGATCCACAGCCGGAGCCACAGCCTCAGATTGAGGTGAAGGAGCCGGAGCCCGAACCAGAGCCCAAGGAAGACGATCGGCGCGTACCGCTGACTGCGCTTCTGGACACTCGGGACCGGGCGAAAGAGGCTGAACGGCGCGCCGAAATCGCGGAACAACGTATCCGCGAGTATGAGGCCGCAAAAAGCCCTGCCAAAGCGCCAGATCCATATGATGATCCGGACGCTTATAATGCGTACGTCGAAGCAAAGGTGGAAGAGCGTCTCGTTGGAGAGAGGTTCCAGATCAGCGATTTGATGGCGCGTGACAAGCACGGGGATGAGGCTGTGGAAGCAGCCGTCGAGTGGGCCAAGGGTCGCGCGCAAGCAGATCCTACGTTCGCCGCCGGCTACATGAAAGAGCGCAACCCCATCGACTGGATCGTCAAGCAGCACAAGCGGGATGCTATCCTGAGCGACCTTGGCGATGACCCTGTGGCTTATGCCCGGAAGATTGCCGAACGCGAAGGCTGGTTGACCGCACCGACGATTGCGGCACCCGCCGTAGTCGCACCGGCATCCAGGCCCGCGGCTCCGCCTCGTTCGATTGCTTCCGATGTTTCTGCGTCGGTAAGCGCCCCGGACAATAGCGACCCTCTCGCGGATTTGAATGCTATCTTCAATAAGAGGTAGCAATGGCAGAAGTCGTTCTTGCAACCGCGCTCCAGAAGCAGACTTGGAGCACGGATCTTACCAAGGAATATGTCCGTGAGTCGGGCATTCTGCCCTACATGGGCACCGATGACGCTTCGATCTTTCGTGTTCGCAACGAACTGAAGAACGAAGCTGGCGATACGATCAACTTCCCGCTGGTGCAGCGCATCAAGGGGCGCGGCGTCCGTGGTTCGGAAGTCCTGAAGGGCAACGAGGCCGATCTTGGCCTTGCCAACACGGCGGTCCGCGTTGACTGGATTCGGCAGGGCGTCAAGCTGCCCAAGTCCACGACGTTTCGCACCGCAATCGACATGTGGGGCGCCTCCAAGCCGCAACTGCGGACGTGGAGTGCGGAACTGCTGCGTGACGACACGCTGGCGGCGCTTCAGCAGATCATCGTACCGGGCACGCTTGATGCCAATGGCCTTCCTGGCACGGACCAGCAGGTCAATTACAACGTGTCGAACGCCACGCAGCGCAACACCTATCTGGTCAACAACAGCGACCGGATCGTGATGGGCAATGCTCGTGCGAACATCTCGTCGGGCAATTGGGCCACGTCGCTCGGCAACGTCTCGGTGGCAAGCGGCCAGTCTTCGGCGGCGCACCTTCGCCTGCTGAAGTCGATCGCCAAGACGGCGGGCAAGAACACGCCCACGAACAGCACGACAGCGTTCACGACCAACATCCGGCCTTATAAGTCGGACATGACGGCAGGACGCGAATGGTTCGTGTATTTCGTTGGTAGCCGCGAGTTTGGCGTGCTGTCGCAGGACCCGACCATCGTCCAGATCAACACCGCCTCGCGCCCGCGCGAAGCTGGCGGCGTAGATAGCAACCCGCTGTTCCAGGACGGCGATCTGATGTTCCAGGGCATCCTCATCCGCGAAGTGCCGGAACTGGACGATCAGATCCTGCTGGGTGCGGGTGGCTCGGGTGCCGATCTGTCGTTCGGCTACTTCTGCGGCCAGTCGGCTGTCGCGGTGGCTTACGGCATGGCGCCGCGGGTGGTCGAAGATCTGCGCGAAGACTATGATTTCCGGCCTGGCATGGCGATCGAAGAACTGCGCGGTATCGCAAAGACCTCGTTCGGCGGCGTTCAGTACGGTGTCGTCACGTCCGTCACCGCTGTTCCGCCCCAGGTCTAAGGAGGATTTGACATGGTAGCTTACACCAGCCTTCAGAAGACTGCCCCCACCTATCCCGTTTCGGGTGTGGGTCTGGGCGGTCGCACGTCGCACCACGGACGCGCGTCGTTCGTGGTCAATACCGCGCTTCTCGCGGGTGATACCATCGCCCTTATGCGCCTGCCTCCGCGCGCTCGCGTCAAGTCGGGCCTCATCAAGTCGGACGCGGTGGATTCGGCAACGGGCGTGACCTACAACGTCGGCATCGTCGGTACGCCTGCGCTGTTCTTCTCGGGGTCCACCGTGGGCCGCACGGGTGGTGGCGTCGATCGCACGCTGGCGTTTGCCGGCACCGATTACGTCACGGCAGGCTTTACCGAAG